CCTGTACTTTTTCTTCTGTCACATAATGTGACGGTTTAATTTCCTCCATTCTCATAGGATTAATTCCATTGCGTCATTTAACTCTTTCGAGTGATGTAATTCATCATTCAAGATCTCAAGGATCTTGTCATCATGCCCATTCAAAGCAAGATACTTTGCATAGGTTTCTGCAGCGTGAATCTCTACTTCGTATGAGAGATGGTATGCACACTTAGGAGCCAACCAGTAATAAAATACATTGACCCAATAGTAGATAAGAACGAGGCTTCTGGCAAGCAGGCGATCAACAAAATAAGTATTACCGCCCCTGCTTTCCATATATTCCAGATGTTCTGTTTCATTGACACTCTGTTCAAAATGTTGTTTCATTAAATATAGATGCTCAGGACCACGAAGTCCCATACTTTCGCGAAAGTGTAACACACTTAAAAATGCGAAATAAGGTGCCCGAGCAATTTCCTCAAGCACCCAGAACCTCTGGTAGTCCCGACCCCTATAGAGAAAGTCGAGTATTGCGACTGTGATGTTTAGAACAATCTCATTGAGTTTCTTCATCTTCTTCGTAGTCGTAAGTTAATCTACAATCCCAATAATGGTCTTCTTCCCACTCAGGTTCGTAGAGAGGACAAGGTTCCTCAAAAAGGTGTTGCATCCTCAGTTGATTGATGCGTTCTCTGAGGGACTTGTAAAACTCTCGTTTTTGATCTGGACTCATTCGACGTGAATAGTACCGATCATACCTGCACCTTTATGAGGACCACACCAATAAGTGTAGTCACCTGCCTCAGAAAATGCAACATCAAACTCTTCACCAGGCATCATTGCTAGGGCTTCATGACCTAACTCTGGATGATCCTCAACAATAACGTTGTGTGGTGGGAGCATGTTGTTAACAAAATGAACCGATTCACCAGCAGAAATTGTTACTTCTGCAGGTTCAAAAACTAAGTTTCCATCGGCACCCATCATGACATCAACTGCCCATGCAGGGGTTGCAAGAAAAAGTGTAGCTAATAATGCGAAAACAAACTTCATTTACAGTTACGCAACTACACTATCTATCAACCCATTTTTATGTCTTTATCCTTCCTTGTCAGGGATACCTGACTTTGGCATCATGGCATCCAATTGACCATCCACATACCCTCGTCGATATTCCCAAGTTTGACCACCTGTCTGTCCACGACAGGGATTAATGCACTTAGTGTAATCTGGATCTTCTTTCCTGAGATTGTTGCAAACAAGTCCTGCCAGATCTATTTCGTTGCCTTTCTGACCAGTTCCTGTCCACATATGCTGACCGTTCAACCAAACGGCACCACACTTCTCGCACTCCTTCCGTTCCATGGAGAAGGACGAGACTTCTTTTGGATCAGTCATTTCTGCAGTATCCTCGTTAGTGGTTGTACCTATTTATTGTAACATGCTGATGCACTTTGTCAATCAATCAGCAGTTCCAAGCGCGTAACGATTTATTGATTCTAGAATCGGGATCAGAGGCAGTTTTCTTAGAAGTTAACTTTGCTTTCATTCCTTTCATTCTAGCGCAGAAAGATGCCCTACGGGGATTTCCAACCTTTTTGCTTGGTGCTTTAAGGTCTGATCCAGGATTTTCTCTCTCATAAGACTTTCGTCCTTTTTCGTTGAGTCCTCCAGACTTTGCTTTTCCTGCTTTCCTTGTCCAGGCTGCAGCTTCATTTTGCGTCTCTTCCTTTTTGACGCAGCGGTTGTACGTTTTACCGAATAGTTTTTGAGTTCCTTTCTTTTCGTAACCAGTCCAACACTTCTTTGCTTCGTTGGTTGTTTCTTCATTCTTGGGACGGCAATCATTTACCAACTTGCCACCCTTCATTTTCATACCCACTTTTTTGTGAGTATCCCAACAAGCCTTTGCTTTCTCTTGGAAGTCTTGGAAACCTAAGTTACCTTCAAATTCTTCTTTTTTGGATTTATTTCCCCAATTCTTTGCACCTACTTTTCGGCATTTGACTAGTGCTCCGCTGGCATACGCACTAGGCCAAACAGAATAACGAGATTTTACCTTATGATAACATGCGTCCTTTTCACCTTCTTGAATCTCAACAGACTCTTTGCGTGTCTTCATGCGTTTTGCATATTGCATATAAGACTCACCAGGACGTAATTTTTTATCGGAACTACCACGAGTTCCAGAGGATGCTCCACGATCTTCACGAGCACGCTGGTTTGCACCAGGACCACCTAACTTGCGATCTTTATCAGGATCGGGATGCCAGAAATCACCTCTTTCATTGAGGTCTTTCTTACCATAATCACCTTGAGCGTTTGGTCTACCTTTCTTTTTCTTAGCGACACCTGAGCCACCTTTGAAATCTTGGGGATAAGTTGCTTCTGTTTTCACGTTGATTGCCTTACCTTTACGATCGGGATTTGGATCTTTAGCATTCTTGCGACGGAATGCTGCTTCCTCTTCATCTTTATTTAGGTTGCGTTTCATCTTACTTGAACCGCACTTGGGTTTTGTTGTTTGTCCTGGTTGCTTGGCACAGGGTTTTCCTGCATATTTGCCACCCAATTGAACCCAACCAGGCTTGCCATCAGAAGACTTACTCTTGCTAAACCAGTCACGCAGAGAATTATCACCACTTTTGTTTGCTTCGGACATTCCTTCACCACCTTCAGAAGTGATTCCAGATTCTTCCGCTGCATCTTTCTGCTCTTCTTTAGTTGCATCTTTCACTGCATAACGATCCCACAGGGCACCGCCATAACTACATTGTTTACGAGTCTCCTTCTTTCTACAAAGGCGACAATAACGTGTTTCACAAGTTTCAGAAACAACTTCTTCTTTAAATCCCATACCAGATTTCCAAGTTTTTTGTTTTGTTTGCTTCTTTTGCGCTAACTTATTAGCAGTAGCATACATGACTTCTTTGTCACGTTTGCCATAAAGATCCTTAAAGCGATGAGAGTTTTTACTCTTCATCCCCTTAAAGATTCTTTCTGCTTCTTGGTTAACGAGTGGCATATCAACCGCCTACAACTTGAATTTCCTCAACAACAATTGCATTACCAGTTGCAGCAATACTTACACAACGCTTGACGATTGCTTGAGGTCCGCTGTAAGCATAGGTGTAATCAGCAGATGCAGAAGATGAATCGATATCAGTGCTGATTGTGTTTCCTGTTGCAGCAGTGACTTTCTTGCCAGCGGTGCCAGCAGAAAGGAAGTTGGAATCGATAGCAGGAGAGGTGCTAGCATCTTCTACAGCGATAAAATCTCCAACGGAGAATGGATGGGTATTACTAAGTTCACCAATATTTGTGCCAAGTTGATAGTCTGCTGTAGAGTCATCTACTGCCTTAATAATCCTTGCTTGTCCAGGTTTGCCGCCCTTGAGCAGAAGTGCCTGATCTTGAATCAAGGTGATTGCAGGACCACCATTAAATGCAACTGTTGCATCACCTGCAGTTGCAACTACGCGATAGTATCCAGTCTGAACAACTTGATACTCAGTAGCATCAGCTGCGATTGCATTGGTGCTTAAAACGTTAATTACTGTCATGTCTTGTTACTTCGTGTCCTCTTTATTTATCTCTTTTTGTTGCTTTAACATCTTTTGTAATTCCGCTGTAGAGCCAACAAACATAGTGTTATTAACCGTAGATGGTCCAGACTTCTTTTCATCAGCATCCAACTCCTTCATCTTCTTCTGCAAATCAATTAACTTATCTGCAGTATCTGCTACGTTTTTAATAAGTTGACCTGCAACTTCATAAGCACGAGGATGATCTGACGCTCGTGCCACGTCAAGTATGCCATCAACTGCCTCCTGTCCTTTCATGACTAGATTATGAAGTTGAGCACGAGACACCTCATAATCATGCTTCACATCTTCTGTTTCTGTTTTCTTCAATGCTGGTTTCACTTTCTCAACATGCTTTTGAAGTTCAGAGGGTTCTGCTCCAAAAGCATCATTGAGTCCATCAAAAGGATTTCCCATTAGATTGCCTCGTCGTTACCGCTTACAGGATTACGCTTCTTATTGTCCTCAAACGAAGAATAGAGTTCGCTGAATCCAAAATCATCATCAGCATCTGCTGTGACAGGATCGGGAGTAACTGTATAACGTACTTCTCTGGGTGCGTTGGTCGTATCCATAGATGTATACATATCCGTGATTGCCTTTTTGATGGTCTTGGATTCGGTAACAGGACCGTACAGATATGTCTTAGCAGTGAATTGAAGAGTATAGATAACTGCTCTACGTTGTGTAAAATCTCCAACATAGTCATCTTCATAATCAATGTTATTCAAGACCACAGGAACATCCTTGGTCTCACTCATGGAAGGCAATAACTTGACCGCAAGATTGTAATGAGGTTGGAAGAAGGGTAAAATTTGTTCAAGAATCTGCAAACCATCTTCTTGATTTTTTGAAATGATAGCAAGTTCAAACCCTAGATTATAGGGAACTGGCATGAATACATTTTTGTTATTATCAGCATCCTTTGCAACTTTAATCTTTTGTGTTGGGGATACCTTTCTAGATGAATCATATGTGACACCATTAATCTCAAATGAGATTCTAGGTAGAGTAATCTGAACTCTTTTATTGGTAGGGTCAGGTACTTGGTCTAGACGCGCCAGGAACTTTGCTTTAGGACCATATGCCAGCGGCACTTTCATTACTTCATCAGAACGACGAAGTTCGATATTGTTGAATAAAGTTCCAAATGCAACAATAGTCTTTCTAAAAATTTCGTTGTACGAATATGTGCCTAACATCAGATTGTAGTATCAGTAGTGGACCCGACTGAACCGAAGGGATTTGCTTCGGAGAAGTCTATAATATCATCATCAGCAAGTTCAAATGCATAGTTTTGATCAATGCTGTCTTCAGTATTCACATTATTTAGTGTGTTGTATGATGCAGTAGTCCAAGCAGCACCAGAAGTCTGACCTGTAACTGTCTCAGGGATCGTAAAGATACCAGATCTATTGAATACTTGCAGTTGCCTATTTGAAGAATCCCACGCTTTAACTTCTGCAGTAACGTTGGAATTACCACCAGCAACAATTTCACCAACTGTAAAGTCTCCGCTACCAGAAGCAGCAGCGAAGTTAACTGTAATTGTATTAGCGAAAGAAGTCTCAATAGCGTCAATTTCTGCAACACCAGTATCAATGTCTTCATCACTGTATTCAAACAGTTCGCATTGACATTCCCAAACATACCCCTTTCCTAACTGATAGAAAGGTCTTTCTGCTTCTACAAATTGAATTTCAAATAAATGCTTTGTTCTAGGGAAATATATCAAGTCCCCTTCGTTTGGTCTCCCTTCGACATTGAGTGTTTCAAGGTCATCAACCTTTTCTTTAAACTTCTCACGGGAGAAAATAAACGTTGTCTTATCTTCGACGCGAACTCCAAATTTGCTAAGTAATTCGCCTTGCCCTTCCCATCCTTCAACATTATTGACATATGCCCTGACACTCCTCGCGCTGTCAAATTGCGAATCAATGTCCTCTCCGAAGACCGTATCACGGTTGACCAGCGTGCGAGGAAGGTAGTAAATATCTTGCCCATAAATCTCGATGCTCTCGACAATAAGATTTTCTATGAACTTCTGTTCTTGAGAAGATCCATTAATATTCAATCTACACGAAGATGTGTAGTCTGACTGTATGCAATCTGACGGATTTGGGTTTGAATATGCCATATTAACCTACCAGGTCCATAGGAGGAATTTCGTATGTATTACGAAGTTGCTCTTCCAGGTCTTTCTTAAAGGTGCTTGCGTCTTCAAGAATTTGACGACCGTTCAGAGTTACGCCACCAAGCATTTGAATGCCATCATACTTACTTAGGTTTCTACCCCATTGCTGTTGAAACAATGCTTCAACATAATCCTTCATCCAGTTATCATTGTACATGCCTGTATAGGTTTCAGGATCTTGACGCATCAAAACCTCTACCAGAATAAAGTCACCCGCTTGTAAATCTGCCCAATCCATATCAAGATAGAGTCTGCGCTGATGCTCATTAAATCTGACTCTACGATTTGCTTGAGAATTGGTGACCCAATCCAAAGTCTCAAGATATTGAGAAGTCATGAAGTAATGAAGGATATGTCCATGCGTCATTGCATAGATATCATTCAAAAAGATTTGATACTTGATGTTAAAAATATTCCCAGGAACAATACTAGAAGCACCAATCTGAGTATAAACATGATTAACAGAGAGGACGTTTGGTGGGAGTGATACGTACTCATTACCTTCTGTCCAATCCGTGCCAGAGATAGCGGATCCTGTTTGAGCTGCCGTTTTAATTGCATCGGTTACCTCAATTTTGATGAATGCTTTGTAACTACCGTTGTAGTGAAACTCCTGATAGTAATCAATAGCCTCTTCAATCAGATCATCTAGTTGCTCGGTAGCAACGTTGATGTCAATCGTGGGATATCCTAAACGACGAAGAGCATAATCTCTTAGTTCGGTTTTAGTTGCGGGTCTAGTTGCTGACATTTGTTATCAAGCGAATGAGGAGATAGTGAGAGTTGTAACATCATTTGCACTGACGACTTCTCCAACTTTGAAGAATCCATCAACGTTATCAA